CTTAAAGGCGGGGCTGTGGTTGCGGCGGGGTCGTTTCGTCATCATGGCTCCTGTTCCCGGCATACTGCCGTGTTCAAAAGCCGAAAGCCACTTATCTCAACTGTTCAGATTTGCCGAGCCACCTCTGGTAATGTTGCCGGACTGCGCGGTGAGCGGCTGACGGCCAAGCTCGCGCAATTGCTTCTCCGTCTTGTCCACCTCGTCGGAGCAGAAGGTGAGAGACGTGCCCTGCGGCTCGATGGTAGTCCATTCGCCATGCTGCCCGTCGCCGGACATCGGAGCGTAGAGAACGCCGAATGGCCCGACAGGGATAGGCTTCGGGTTGCCGTCATCACCCACGTCAGGACTGACGCCATTGCCGGCCAGCATCGCGAAAGCGGTGCGCTGACGCATGTATTTCAGCTCGCTCTCCTGCTGGTAGTGTTCGATCTGGAGATGAGCGGCCGACTGGAGCGCGGGCCGGATCACCCAGCCGGAAAGCCGCTTGCCGGTGACGAATGCGAAGAGCGGGATGTACCCGATGGAATAGTTTCCCGTACCGATAGACACCCACTGTTTCTTGCCGCCCTCGGCGTCCTGCTTCTCGAAAAGTTCCCAGATGGGCGGCCCGGCAGCAACAGCATCACCGCTATCATTGTAGGCCACCTCTCGATTGATCACACGGACGCGTTCCTTCACCACTTCGCCGTAACCGTCGCGCTGTTTGGCATCCTCCTTGATGCGGGCATGGACGAAGGTTTCCTTGCCGGCGATGGTCTCGGAATAGACAGCCAGCAGCCGCGTGGCGGGGATTTGCACCCAGTACGGCCGCGCACCTAGCGCGCGCTCCTCGGCCACCGTCGCACCAGCAGGAACGCCTTTGGTGAAATCGACAAAAAGCCAGGTGATCGAGTCCGTTACGCCCGAGAGGAAGGTGTTCGCCGCCCACACATGAACGTGGTTGCCCTGCCCGTCGATGTCCTCTAGCAAGTCCTTGACTGCATCGGCCTTCTCGACGCCGATTTCTTGCTCAAAAGGCTTGGAGGCAAGCGTGTCGACGATATCACCAAAGATGTTGGTGAACTTCGCCGCCGCGAGGCGCGTGTCGTAACACTTCTTGCTCTCGTGCTCGAACCGAGGCAGGTAGGTCTCACCCGCCGCGCGCATAGTGGCTGTTCCGCCCATGATCGCCGTCACCATCGCCCAATACGAACGCATAGCTTCGTAGTCGGACGATGGCGTGTCCGGTCCTTTTTCCGTCATGCAACTATCCTGACTGCGTTCCGAAGAGAGCTTTTGGCCGATCAATCAACAACGCGTTGAAGGCGCGGCTCGTACTATCCGCGTCGTCATCGTGCTTTGCCTCTGGGAACCCTTCCAAAGCGGAGAACCACACCTCATTCCACGGTCCACGAAGAACGAGGACATTGCCGGCTTCGGCCTGAGCTGAAAACGGCGAGAAGCGCGTTACCTTGTCTCCAGATTCGGGCGTTGCCCTCGCGGAGAAACCTGCCAGCATCGTGATTAGACTACGAACTTGCGACTTCCCCGCTTGTCCTGGGTCTTGAGGAAGCGATATTTCAACGTCGCGGCCATCAGCTGAGGCCGTGTTTTTGATCAACGTTTCAACGCCGTTCGGCGACAACCAATCGCTGACATTATGTGCGACAATGTACCGTCCGTCTGGGAGTTTGCCGATCTTCGTTCCGGACGTCGCATCAGGGTCGCCCCCTTCAATTTTAGGGGTTGCGGCCAAGTCCCACCCCCGGCACCAGCGGACAACGTTTGCCGGAATAGCATCAACAACCTGACACCAGCCCCGCTGAAACAGTAGCCCGGACGCCGGCCTTATCTTCCAGTTTCCGCCGAGGAGACGTTCCCGCTCCACGGTCGGCTGCGCCATGAGATTGGCGAGATATCCCGGGTCAGCCGCCATCAACATGGCGTTGTCGCTGAGCTTAGCCGGGATGAAGGTAACGGACTTCGCCGGGATCGGCTCGCCCGTCAGCGGATTGGTATGGTGGGCCAACTCCTCGGGACTGTGTGCCCATATGATGGTGTCGCCGATCCGAATGAACCAGCGTAGGACGCCAGCCCGTTCGGGGATGGCTAATCCGGTCTCCTGATCGATCCACCAGGCAATGAACTCGGCAACCCAGCTATCCGCATCGGGGTTGCACGTCGCCCTGACGTAAGGCCGGATGCCGCACATCGAGCGGTTGCGGCTTAGCATGTACCAGAACTGCTTGGCGCTGAAATGGGTCAGCTCGTCGAAGCAGATGAGCGGAATCTGCGACCCCTGCCAGTTATAGATCGTCTTCTCGTGTTCGAGGTGGGCGAAGGCCACCCCTGCCCCAGACGGGAAGGTCCAACTGAGATCCGGCGCTGATCGCGGATTCGCGCTCAGGTGCGGATAGAGCTTTTCGCTTTCGTCCCACAAGCCTCCTTCGTTGCGGACCTGAGTGAGGTTGCGGCGGAAGAATACCGCGCCGAATGCCGGGTTACCGACATGACGCAGCGGCTCCATGAGAAGTGCCCATGTCTTCCCGCCACCTGCCGCGCCGCCATAGATCGCGATATCAGCGGGCGACGAAAGAAAGGTCGTTTGTGGCCCTGGTTGCGGCCTGATTATCGTCTGGGCTGCCGCGCCCTTCTCATCCCCTGCCATTGTCGGGCAACTGGAAGATCGTCACCGGCGATACTGGCACCGGCAAATCCTTTCCGTCCTTCCCTGTCAGCTCGCGCCGGTTGGTGTAGCTGCCGCCGACTTCCTCTGCGGCTTGCTTTAGCAGTGAAGATGCCAGCACCATGTTGCCCTGCCCCTCTGCCTTGTCGGCCATGCGCTGAAGAGCGCGAAGGCGAACGGCGCGATGGCTGATGGCGATGGAGGCCGTATCCTCAAGGAACGTCTTGCGCGTTTCCTCGAACAGCGCTTTCCAGCGCGCGGCGACATTGCGGCCTGCCTTCTTCGTCGGATCATATGTCTCGACGAGCTGCGGGCTCAGCGTGACGCCGAAATCCTTCTTGACCGAGGCGACGACGACAGAGGGCGTATCGAAGCAGGCGAGCGCTTGAACCACGTAGGTTTGCTGCTCACGGGTGAGTTTCGGTTTAACCATCGGTCTATCAAGGTGCCTTCAAGGTCAGGCGACACGCAAATTGCAGGTCCCGCATGCATGCTCGATGTGGGCGCGGGCAACCTCTGGCGGCCGGCTGGCGGCGTCTACGAGCTCGCGCACACCGGCGGCATCTGCCCCATAGCGACGAACCACGCCGATGAACTGCTCTACGTCATGCCCGCGGATGGTGAAGACCGGGCGGCCGGTCATGCTGTTGAACTTCGGGGCGCCGAAACTGTCGACGTCCTGGGCGGCGTGATAGAGCTCGTGCTCGACCAGCGCCATGAACTCGGCATCGCCGCAAGCCGCGCAGTAGTTGGCATCGAGCGTGATGATGAAATCCGGCACTGAGCCGAACCATTCCGTGATCTGTTGCTCGACGCGGGCCTTCGCCCATTTGCCCATCGCGCCTTGCGGCGTTCCGGTCTCGCACTGCCCTATGACACGCTTCCCCTTGCGGGTGTTTTCGACGGCGGCCCAGAGATAGCCGATGTGGGCGTCGGTAAGGTGAGCGTGCTCGGGATTGGCGACGGGCGAAGCTTCGTCCAAAAACGTGCCCCGCACCCACTCCGGCATGTCGAGCGCGGGCATGAACGGTGAACCATCGACCCCGAACATGCTTTCCGGTGGTTGTGGGCGGTCGGTCATGTTCAGCCTCAATTGACTTGAAGCCCCTACCTCTACCCTCCACCGAGGATACAGAGAGAAGCACCTGAGAAGCCGGACCTAAGCCCGGCTCTCGTTTTGGGGATGCGGGGATTAGGGGATACTCCGCGCTCGAATGGCGCGCTGGAACTGCTGCCAACAATCCCATGTCTCCGGGTGATCGGCGCCCAGCGTGTTGAACAGGAACTCATAGCTTGCGGCGAGTTGCTTCAAGATTGCCGTCTGCGTTCCCACGTTCATGGGCTGGTTCCTTTCTGCTGGGATGGAGGGTTAGGCGAGCAAGGCCCAGATGAGCCAGGCGACGAGAGCCGGGATTGCGGCGATGATGAGGAGGAAGCCGTTCCACACCTCGGGAAAGCTGTAGTCTCCGCCGCCACTGGTGAACTTCGAGACGGCATAGCCATAGGAAAGTACCGTGACGGCGAGCGGCAGCAGCCACCAGCCGAATGTGATGGTGATGTCCATCGCTCTCTCCTGAAATGAGAACCCCGTCACCAGTGAAGGCGACGGGCTATTATCGGCTGGCGAAACTATGAAGCTGGCGGTCAGATTATAGTAACGGCAGGTGTTGGTATAATCTGGCCGTGGGCTATGCCGTATGGGGTCGGGAAGGCCTTTCGGCTTGCAGCGGGCGAACGCATCTAGCATCAGCGCATCGCGTTCAATCAAGCTGCCGGTGGTCCCGTGCACGTCGGGCCGTGCTGCTTCCCGATCTCGTTTAGCGAGTTTATCCCTTTATAGGGTGATCTCGCTATAAATGGTCGGGAAGGTGCGACACTCGCCCTTTTCTGCTGCTTTGCGCGATCACGATAACGCCATCGTGTCCGCCGGCTAGCAGCCTTCCCGATGGGCTTTGGAATGGGCCGAGCGTTGCGCGCTGGTCTCTGGCTTCTCAGCTTCCGCTTCTATCCAGCGCGCCGCCATTCCAAACTGGTTGCGGTGGCAGGATTTGAACCTGCGGCCTCCAGCTTATGAGGCTGGCGAGCTACCGGGCTGCTCTACACCGACAAGAGACGGGCGCGACTGGTGCGAACCAGCTTTCAGCAGCGATTACGCTCTAACTGTGATCCGCGCCCTAATGATGAAGTCGCCCCTAAGCGCAAATCACCACTATAGTTTTCATATAGCGGATTCGGGTTCCGAGTGGAATCCCTATTCAAGCAGTTTTCCTCATTTTTCCATTGTTCTCATAGCCGAAATGCACGGCGAGCGCGGTCAACCCCTGCTTCAGCATTTCTACATAGGCACGCTGTAGGTTCTTGCTCTGCGCGAGGTCGGAAACAGCCCTACCCTCGCCGGCAACCTTGACCATGACGTCATATCCGATACCGAGGACGCGGCGGCAATCAGCAAGGTCGATACCGGCCTGCACCTGATTGTCGGAAAGCGCCGAGCGAGGCCCTCCACCATCGACCGGCTCGCGGCTGTAGTCGAAAGATCCAGCCCCGGCGCCGCCGAGAGCTTCCCAGATGCGCCGGAATCGCTCCCCGGCCTTCACCTGCGCGTCGTCGATGAGCTTTCGCTGCTCCAGCACGACGAGCGCGCTTTCCTTCATGTTCTTGACCGCATAAACCTTCTTCGGGTTCCACGTCTCGCCATCGTGGGCCCGATTGTAAAGCGGGTTGTCGATCTCGCTGAGTTCGGGCTTGGCTTGGCTGTGACCGACCGCCGCCAGATCGATGCCGCCGAGCCTTGCCTTCCGTCCTCGTCTTGCCATTGTGGTGTTCCTCGTGTTCCGCCGTTCAAACTGCTTCAGGCAGTGACCATGTGTAGCCCTGCCCGCCGTGAGAGTATTTGCTCCTGATGAAGTGCCCCTCGTCGGCAAGCTCCTGCATCCATGTCCGCAGGAGCGATGGTGAGAG